AAGAGAAGCTGTCGATACTCCGTGAGATCCTCGTGAGCCCCGACTTCACCAAGGTTGCGCACAACGCGGCCTTCGAGAGATATGCACTTGGTAGGTACTTCCATGTGTACCTGCCGCCTAAGCAGTGGCTGGACACCATGGTGCTCGCCGCCAACTGCGGTCTGCCCCTGTCCCTGGGGCAGGTGAGCGAAGCCCTCAACTTCCCAAGTGACAAAGCCAAGGACAAGCGCGGGCGCGACCTCATCCGTATGTTCTGCAACCCGAAGAAGAACGGCAACTACACACTCCCGACAGACAAGCCTGAGGAGTGGGCCGAGTTCATCGAGTACAACAGGCAGGACGTTGTGGCTGAGCGGGAGATATACAACCAGCTCAAGGCATGGATACCGGACGAGACAGAGCATAAGCTCTGGTGTCTGGACGCACGGATCAATGAGAAGGGCGTACGCATCGACAGGGAGTTCGCAAAGGAAGCAGCCGAGATAGGCACACGCTTCAAGGACGAGCTCACGGAGCGGGCTCTTACGATCACAGGGCTGGACAATCCGAACAGCGTAAGTCAGGTGAAGACGTGGCTGGCTGAGCAGGAGGGTCTCGAAGTACCGAGCCTGAACAAGAAGGTCGTAGCTGATGTGGTAGCACAGCTGCAGACAGACGAAGCCAAGGAGTTCCTCGAACTCCGTTCGATGATGGCAAAGACCAGCGTCAGCAAGTACGACGCAATGCTCCGTTGCACAACGGAGGAAGAGCCCCATGCCCGTGGGTGCTTCCAGTTCTTCGGGAGCCACACAGGGAGATGGGCAGGGAGACTGATACAGTTTCAGAACCTCCCACAGAACCACATGGCAGACTTAGCGGAGGCCCGGGAACTGGTCAAGGCCGGTGACTACGACACGGTAAAGGCACTGTATGACAACGTCCCCGGAACCCTGTCCGAACTTATTCGCACCGCCCTCGTACCTGAACCGGGCCACCGCTTTGTCGTTGCAGACTTCTCAGCCATCGAGGCCCGTGTGACTGCGTGGCTGGCAGGGGAGCAGTGGAGACTCGATGCCTTCAACGAGGGACAGGACATCTACTGCGCCTCTGCCTCGCAGATGTTCAAGGTACCTGTGGAGAAGCACGGTATCAACGGGCACCTGCGGCAGAGAGGAAAGGTCGCCGAGCTGGCCCTCGGATACGGCGGGGGAGTGAACGCACTCCTCGCCTTCGGGGCCGACAAGCTGGGCATGACCGATGAGGAGATGGGCGAGACCGTGGGGATGTGGCGAGAGTCCTCCCCGAAGATAGTAAAGCTCTGGAAGAAACTTGAACGCGCCGCCATAGCCTGTGCCTCCCGACACTCAGAGCAGGACAGCGGAGTACCGGGCGTGACGTTCCAGTGGGAGCGGGGGATCATGTGGATGACCCTGCCGAGCGGCAGACGGATGGCGTACTTCAACCCGGAGTACACAGAGTTCGCACGTAAGGTAGGGAGCGGCAAGTGCCTGACCTACATGGTGCTCAACCAGACCACACGTAAGTGGCAGAGGGTGGAGACATGGGGCGGCAAGCTGACCGAGAACCTCGTGCAGGCAGTGGCGCGTGACTGCCTGAAGGAAGCGTTGCTGAACCTTGACAAAGAAGGCTGGGACATCCGTGCCCACGTACACGACGAGATCATCTGCGCCGAACCGGTGCTCGGACGTACATGGCAGGACATGGCTGCGCTGATGACCAAGCATGCGCCGTGGAACGAGGGACTGCCCCTGGCCGCAGACGGATACGACTGTGAGTTTTACAGGAAGGACTGACCATGAAAGCAACACCAGTACTATACGATATCGACAACAAAGAAGACATAGAGAGATGCCTCAACTGCGACAAGGTGAAGTGCGACAACTGCCTCGCGTTCGGATACAAGAAAGGAAAGAAGCATGTCTTCATCCTCGACGTGGGGAAGTTCACCGAGATGTACAACGGGGGCTACACCTACCGGTACATGTCCAAGAAGCTCGGGTGCCACCACGACACACTGAGCAAGTGGATGGTGGAGTTCGGCATCTTCGCCCAGTCACCCAGGCCCAAGCTTACGAGAAAAACCTTTGAGGCGCTCCCGTCCGAGAAGCGCCAGTACCTGACATGGAAAGGAGAAGCGATATGACCGAACTGACTCACGTAATCAACGCCGAGATAACCATCATCGACAAAACCAACGACCTCGACAAAACGCTGGAGATGCTCGAAACGGGGAACGCGGAGAGGAACATAGCCGCCGCACTGTGGGCTGACGACGTGCATGTCACCAGCCACAAGGTGTTCATCAGCAAGGAGGATGTGGAATGAAGATAGGGAACAAACTGATGCGGAAGCTCGGCTATGTTCCCTACGCCGAGTATGAGATCGTGAAGAAGCAGGGGGACAAAGACTCCGAACTGTGCGCCAGTCTCGTGGAGGAGTGCCAGCTCCAGGCCACCACCATCGACCAGCTCACCGAAGAGCGGGAGCAGTTGAAGATGAACCACGAGGTCGAGAAAGATATCCTGCGCAGAAAACTCGTGGAGGCGGGTAAGACCATCAGCCTCATACTCGCAGACCTATGAGGTATGAACCGAGAGAGCATCAGAAGATAGCGGCTCAGTTTCTCCAGACCCATAAACGCGCCGGGCTATTCCTCGACATGGGACTCGGCAAGACGGTGGTCACCTTGACACATGTCAAGGAGCTGATAGACAACTTCGCCGTGGACAAGGTGCTGGTCATCGCACCTCTCCGTGTAGCCCAGGACACGTGGAGCAGGGAGTCAATGAAGTGGGATCATCTTCACGAACTCGCTGTCTCCCGTGTCCTCGGGACTGCGGCACAGAGGAAGGCGGCGCTGGAAACCAAGGCCGATGTGTACGTCATCAACCGTGAAAACGTGCAGTGGCTGGTGGAGTTCCTCGGCAAGAGCTGGCCCTTCGACATGGTAGTCATCGACGAGCTGTCGTCATTCAAGAGCTCAGGCTCAAAGAGATGGAGGTGCTTAAAGCGTGTTATCAAACTATGCAGGTATGTCATCGGCCTCACTGGTACTCCAGCTCCTAACGGATACATCGACCTCTGGCCAGAGATATACATGCTGGATGGTGGTGAGAGACTTGGACGGACGCTCGGTGAGTTCCGCACCCGTTATTTTTCCCCCGGTGCCCATAAGGGTCACATCGTGTACGAGTGGAAGCTCAAGCCCGGAGCCAAGGGGGAGATAGACAGGAAGCTGTCCGATCTGTGCCTAAGCATGAGCAAGGATGACTGGCTGCAGCTCCCGCCCGTACTGGTCAACATAGTCATTGTTCGCATGAATGACCAAGAAAGAAGGAATTATGACCATCTTAAAGCTGATAAGGTTCTGCCCCTTCTGGCCGGAAGAGTGTCTGACCTGCGGGATTTCGACAGCGCAGTGGTTGGCACCACGGCAGCCACCCTGTCTGGTAAGCTACTCCAGCTTGCCAATGGGGCTGCCTATGACGATAACGGTTCCGTCTTCCGAGTTCATGACAGAAAGTTAGACGCGCTGGAGGATATCCGCGCCGAGGCACATGGCCAGCCGCTGCTCGTGTTCTACTCCTACAAGCACGACAAGGACAGGATACTCGAACGATTCCCCGATGCCGTGGTGATGGAGGGCAGTGGCACGATAGACAGGTGGAACGCAGGGGAGATACCCATGCTCCTGTGCCACCCGGCAAGCTGCTCGTTTGGACTTAACCTTCAGGAAGGCGGGCACATCGTTGTGTGGTTCGGTCTAACGTGGAGCCTTGAGCTATATACCCAGGCAAACGCACGACTTCACAGACTCGGACAGGGCGAGTCCGTTATCATACACCACATCATCTGTGAAGGGACCTTGGACGAAAAGGTTATGACTGCTTTACAGAGGAAAGACGCAACCCAGCGTGGACTGCTGGACGCGCTGAAGGAATACATTCAGGAGGTGGGAGCGTGAGCTACACAGTTTACAAGCACACGAGTCCTTCCGGGAAAGTGTACATAGGTATAACGAAGAGGAGGCCCTCGAAAAGATACGACTCGGGTAGGGGGTATAGCCACTGCCCACATATGAAAGCAGCCATAACAAAATATGGATGGGCCAACTTCACTCATGAAATACTCGCCGATGGACTAACACAACTGGAAGCCGAGATAGAGGAAGTATCCTACATCGGCGCATATCACAGCAATCTCCCCGAGTACGGGTATAACGTGACCTCTGGTGGTGAACATGCCACAGAGATGACAGATGCTGGGAGACAGCGCTTACAGGAACGTATGCTCGGTGACAACAATCCGAGCCGAAAGTATGGTTCGCCTATGCTGGGTAAGAAACATACGAACGAGTCTAAAGCCAAGATGTCTAAGTCCGCCTCCAAGCGCCACACACCGATGACTGAGCAGACAAGGCTGGCGATAAGAGCTGGGCATGCTTTTGAGATGAAGCCAGTGGTGTGCGTAGAAACTGGGAAGGTGTTCGGTGGGATACACGAAGCCGCTGAAGTACTGGGCCTTAAGGCTACTCGTATATGCGCAGTGTGTAAGGGCCGCCGCAAAACAACAGGTGGATATCACTGGCGGTATGCCACACCGGAGGAAGCCGATGAAGCAGAAAGATGAATGCCGCCTGTGGCTGGAGTCGTACCGGGAGCTGAAAACTGAAGAGTATCGGCACTGGCAGAGACAGCAGAGGCTCATGGCACAGGCGCTGCGAGTTACGACACAACTGAGGGACGTGCCTGTCGGTGGCGGGGGAGACAAGGAACAGCTCCTCGCCGCCCTCGCAGACGAGGGTAATGAGGCTCTGGAACTGCACTACAAAGCACAGGACAGACGGCGGGAGATAGAGGAGTTCATCGACACCCTGCCATCACAGAACAGCCGCATCATCCTCCGCTACAGGTACGTGGAACTCATGCCGTGGGAGAAGCTGATGATGGCTCTGCAGAAGAGCGGCATCTGGTACGAGCGCTCCCATATATTCCGACTCCACGGCATCGCGCTCAAGGAAGCACGGAGCGCATGGAGACACAGAAAGGAAGCCGAACATGAATAATTATACAGAGCTCATCAAGGCTATGGCCGAGGCATTCATGACCGCTGTCCGTGTACTGGAGACAGACAACGAGCGGCTCAAGGGCGAGAACGAACTGCTCCGTCTGGAGATACGTGAGATGCAGGAGAGGACCGACGTATACTGGGACCCGAAAGAAGGGTGGGACGTATGAGCGGCAAGAGCAGATATAAGAAGCGCACGGTCAGTGTGACTGAGGCTGTGCGGACTGCGCTGAGCATGTTCCTCTGGGCCTACTGCAACGTGTATGACCCCGACGAGGCTGACATGGAGAACATGTCCAAGGAGATTCAGAACGTACAGGAAAGCGTGACTACCGGGCGGCTGAAGATCCGTGAGATAGAGCAGGCCCTCGAAGATGAGTATGGGTGGAAGGTGATTAGGTGATCATAGCTGTAGGTAAATCTCGCCGGGACACCAAGTGGCGCAACGTGGATATGTCGTGGGACGACATCGTCCACCGACTCAGTGAACCTCTCCGTACCCATGAGACCATGCGTGAGTACCGTGCCATGAGCAAGGACGAGCAGGGTGTGGTCAAGGACATCGGCGGGTTCGTAGGCGGACAGCTTGATGGCGGTCGGCGTACCAACGGAGCTATCGTGAACAGGAGACTCGTGACCCTGGACGCGGACAACTCCACGCCTGACTCCTATGAGGATGCCATGCTGACATGGGACTGGGAGATGGCATGCTACTCCACCCACTCACACACACCGGAACACCCAAGGCTTAGGTATGTGATACCCCTTACCCGCGCCGTGACACCCGAGGAGTACCCCGCCATCGCACGAAAGCTGGCGGCCAAGCTGGACATCGAGACCATGGATGCCTCGACCTACGAACCGGCTCGGCTCATGTACTGGCCCTCGTGTTCGGCTGATGCTGAGCCCTTCTTCTCCCACGTGGAGGGGGAGTGGGTAGACCCGGACAAGATACTCGCTGAGTACGGACTGAGTGATGCGTGGAGGGACACGACTCTCTGGCCCATAGCCAAGGGAGAGCAGGAGATACGTGTACGTGAGCAGAAGGTGCAGGGTGACCCGACAGAGAAGCCCGGTATCATAGGTCTGTTCTGCAGGACATACGGGATAGAGGAGGCCATAGATGAATTCCTGCCGGATGTATACGGATACGTTGGTGGTGGAAGATATACATATCTCGCAGGTAGTACTGCGGGGGGAGCGTTGGTCTACGACGACAAGTTCCTTTACAGTCACCACGGTACGGACCCCTGTGGAGGACAGCTCGTCAACGCCTTCGACCTCGTGCGGATCCACAAGTTCGGAGACAAAGACGCAGGTCAGGAGAATCAGGAGATAACTCGCAGGCCCAGCTATAAGGCCATGTGTGAGTTCGCCGCAGGACTGGACAAGGTAAAGCTTCAGCGCTCGTCCGAATTGGGTGAGATGCTGGACGATATATCCGAGGCACCGGACGATAACGACTGGACTACCCAGCTTGAGCTGAACAACAAGACTGGCAGGGTGGAACCCACGCTCGGGAACATACAGCTCATCATGAACAACGACCCTGCCCTCAACGGTGTGGCGGCGTACAACCTGCTCAAGGGCAGACCTGTACTGCTGAAGAGAGCACCGTGGGACTGGCGCACAGGAGCTGTACCCGAGGACGGGGAACCCTGGGCAGACGCAGACAACGCAGGACTGAGGCTGTACTTCGAGAGGAAGTGGGGCATCGTAGGCAAGGACAAGATACAGGACGCACTGGATCTGACTCGTGAGCGCAACGCCTTCGACCCTGTGAAAGACTATCTGACAGGACTCGTGTGGGACGGAGTGGAAAGACTCGACACCATGCTGGTCAGGTGGATGGGGGCAGAGGACAACAAGTACGTCCGAGCCGCCACCCGTAAGTGGATGTGCGCCGCAGTAGCCCGAGCCATGCACCCCGGGTGTAAGTTCGACAACATGCTCATCCTCGTAGGGAGACAGGGCATAGGCAAGAGCAACCTCGCCCGTGCTCTGAGTCGTGGCTGGTTCACTGACTCGCTGGGTCGGATGGACAGCAACAAGGATTCTTATGAGCGGCTGTCGGGTGTGTGGATAGCAGAGATAGCCGAGCTCGCAGCAGCCAAGAAGGCTGAGGTGGAGGACATCAAGAACTTCATAAGCAAGCAGGAGGATACGTTCCGCCGTGCGTACGCTCGGGAGACCGGCACTTATCCGCGCCGCTGTGTGTTCTACGGTACGACCAATGACCCTGAGTTCCTGCGTGACAGGACAGGCGGGCGGAGGTTCTGGCCTATCGAGGTCAAGGGATTCGACAACGGTGTACTGCGTGGGCTGGAGGATGAGGTGGATCAGCTGTGGGCTGAGGCAGTGGAGCGCTGGCGTGAAGGTGAGGTGCTGTGGCTGGACGACAGTGAGACGGCAGACCTCGCACGACTGGCGCAGGAATCCCACACGGCTGTGGATGACTGGACCTACGACATCATGACCTACCTCGACACTCTCCTGCCCAGTGACTGGGACGGACGAGACGTACTGCAGAGGAGAGCTTACTTCGACTGGGACTCGACACACTCAGTGGGTGACCTCGGCGGCAGTGCCGAGGGAACCATGCGGAGGACGAGAGTGAGTGGGGCAGAGATAAGGTGGGAGTGCTTCGGCATCCGCACCGGCAACACGAATGACATGTCAGCCCGCAGGATCGCCAACATCATGAACAACCTGCCGGGCTGGACGAGAGTGCGCAAGCCGTACAGAGAAAAGGGGTACGGCATCGTACGTGGATGGGAACGAGAGGAGGATGACTGATGAACGTGAGAACTGTCATGTGCATCCTGTTCGCCGCAGCCCTTGTGCTGATGTGCTGGATAGGAGTGTGCAGGTGATGGGCTGGATAAGAGCTGCACTCATCGTGTCCGTCATGATGTGGTGCATGGCATGGAGGGAGAGTCGGAATGGTTGGTGAGTTCGTAGTAGTGGTGAGGTGCAGGGACTGCATCCACCGACCCGTAGAGGTGAGGCCGTACTGGTATCTCCCGCCGAAGAAGGAGTGGGGCGGCAAGCTGTACGATGACCTGACCTGCCCGTACGTGGACACGATGAGCGAAGACCACGAGTACACGGACATGCCCGAGGACGAGTGGTTCTGTTCACACGGAGAGAAGAGGAAGGATGACTGACAAGACTCTTGAGTGGAACGTGTACGTGTGCGACTTCAACTCGGGTAAGATCGAGCGGCACAACGTCTTCGACCACACCGGGGTGATGGACGACCTGCGCAAGGCCGCCCGCAAGTACCGTGACTCCGAGCGTGAGCTGTTCGACGAGGACATGCGCCGCACCATGCTGTACTATTACTGGTCCAAGTGCGAGTGGGAAGTAGTCATCGACCACTGGCCCACACCGACGAGCGAGAAGGCACGGGCCAAGTACAGGCCCGAGAAGGTAGACGTGTACGAGCAGGTCATGATGAACTGGCACGTGTTCGAGGCGTACGTGTGGAGCAAGAGGTCGGTGCTTCGGCGGCGGGAGAAGGATAATCGCGCCGATTCACCTGAGCAGATACCTACCGTATGAGTGGGGGAATGACCCTGCGAATCTGGTGGGGGGCCGTTCTTACACGGCGGATACGTGTAACAGGTATGTAACAGATAATGTAACGTGGGAAAGCATTGGTATTACTGGGTTGTTACCATGTTACATTAGTTACAATGATTTGTAAGAAAACATATACCCCCATAAAAGTAAATTTACGAAAACGTTTCGATGAAAAAATATAGGGGGGTGGGTTATATAGAAAACACAGTAACATCTGTAACACTGTAACAGGAGGTATCGCATGGATCTCGAGCGAGATGTAGAGCAGAGACTCGTGACGCTCGTCGAACAGGCGGGCGGTATATGCCTGAAGCACGGACAGGACGGGTGGCCTGACAGGATAGTCATGCTCCCCCATGGTGTGCTCGTGTGGGCAGAACTGAAGAGACCCAAGGGAACACAGGCAGGACTGCAGAAGTACCGTGCGTCACAGTTGCGCATGGCAGGACAGAACGTGGTGCTTCTGAGGTCGGTGGCTGAGGTGAATGAGTTCATGTCCGAACTCACGGACGCTGGGTAAAAAGAAAAGGGGCAGAGCGCACAGCTCTGCCCCTTGTGCGATGGCGTGTTCAAGTGCGATGCCTGTGTGTGTTGTTCGTTGTCCCGTGCAGAAGGTGAGGAGTTTCATTTGGCCTTCACCTTCTTACGTATCGGGGCGTGGTTGGCACATGGCTGTCGTCTGTCCTTGTGGCCACACAGGATAGCGTAGACACAGTTGCGGCATGGGTACTCCTGTCTCTCCATGTGTCACGCCCCCTTTCGTACAGCCGTGACTGTGAATTCGTACAGGTCAGTGGTGTTGATGCGCAGTGCTCCGGACGCAACTACGCTGAGGATGTCTTCGGCCTTGCCTGTGAATCGCAGGCTGACCTCGTCATAGGTGAACCTGGGTCGCACGGGTTCGGGATAAGGTACTGGCTCGGGTTCAGGCGTGGCCTCGGGTACCACGACCTTGGGTTCTTCAGGTGCGAGGGTGAGCATGGGTTCCTCCTCGTTGATGAACCTGCTCCATGCGAGCGCCTGCTCGGCGGTCTGATGTGCGCCGCCCCTGCCACGGGTGATGCCGAAGTGGGTGGGCAGAGTGCCGTGCAGGTTGGTCGGCCCGCAGTTGAGCATGAGTGCGAGGTCTCTGTTGGACGGATTATACTTGTTGAGCAGCTCGTCCATGTAGATGTGGCGCAGGTCTTCAGGCCACAGCTTCAGCTCACGAAGGGTGTGCGGTTTGTACAGGTCGTAGGTTTGCACAGGTCCATTCCTCCTTCTCTTCTGTGCGGGTGTGAGGTAGTCGGATGGGAGCGTACACTTTTTCGAGCGGCTCCCGTTGCGCTTGTACTTGGCGTTGCGGGCGATGGTCTTGCGTTCCCTGTTGGTCTGTTGCAGGGTGTACTCAGCGTCGTTCATGTGTGTACCTCCTCACATCTCCATGTATGTGCTGATGCATTCGTACACGGCTTCGATCAAGTCCTGCTTGCTGTTGATGTCGAACTTCTCACGCAGGTATTCGAGTTCATCTGCGGTGAAGGTCAGCTGGATGGTCATCTCTTCCATGTGCGTACCTCCTTATGTGTAGTACCTGCCGTCGACCACGATGTAGTACTCTCCGTCGAATCTCTCCTGTGCTATACGCACGGCCTCGTCCGCATCCCTTGCGAACACGGGGTATCCACTCGTGAACTCCACGAGGAACGACTCCACGTATGGGAGCTTGGGTGTGAACCCGTGGGCTTTGGCGTAGGCATACAGTTCGTTCGTGCTGTCTGCCGTGTAGCATGCGGAAACCCAGTCGTCGAAGTCCACCGAGCCTTCGTCACCCACGCAGTGCTCCGTGTAGTAGTTGAGCACGATGCCGTAGGGGAAGTCGAGGTCGATGAGGTTTTCCCCACCGTGTTCGAGTACATCGTCCACGTACCCGTTCGGGAAGTCCGTCACCGTGTCTAAGTAAACGGTCATCGTCAGGGTGTCAGGCATTCTTGCGCACCTCCTTACGTGCGATCGGGTCGAAGAGTCTGCATGCTTCGCTGTATATGTTGTCCCACTCGCAGTTGTACAGGTCTTCCGCAAGCTCGTCGAGGTTGGAGTACTTTATGCGGCGGGTGAAGTCGGCGTAGTATTCATCCCGTGCTGTGTATTCGTATACGAGCCCGGGGTACTCGAGGTCGGCGTACACCTGTACGTCGTACGCCTCCTCGAAGAATCCGTTGCGCATGGGATCGAGTTCGTAGTCGTCAAGCGTGGTGTACAGCAGACCGATGCGGTTGCCCTCCCGCTCGAGTTCCTCACGGGTAAGCCTGTCATCATAGAATGACTCACGGTAGTATTGCAGGATGGCATCGTATATATCAGGCATGTGTATCACTCCTTTCACTCAAGTGAGGCGTAGTGGCAGAGCTCGAGCACACGAAGCTTGGTCAGCTTGTACTCCGCTTCCGTGAGGTAGGAGTACGAGGCGAGGAACTCTTTCTTGCTCAGCTCGCAGAAGTCGAACATCTTGTCGGGGTCATCTGTGAAGTCATGCAGCTCAGGTGTATCAGGCATGTGTATCACTCCTTCCTTTCATACTCATCCATGAAGTCATCGAGCAGGTTCTTGAGCAGCTGGTGTATGCTTATCTCCTCCGCCTCCGTGATTGCACGGAGGCGGTCGTAGTATTCAGTGCGAACACGGCAGGAGATGGTGCGCATGTTCTCCTTGTCCCACTGCGAGCGTGTCCTCGCCATCAGAAATCACCATCCTTGTACGGGAAGTACAGCAGTCCTTCCTCGTAGTCGTAGCAGTCCGTGAACTCTGCGAGTTCTTCCTGAAACCTGAGTCGCATGCCGGTGCTGTCGTACACTCCCATGATCGTGTCGTCTTTGTAGGCCACGCCTACTTCCCAGTCCATCGTCCACGCACGACCCTTCTTGTCGATGAACACCTCGTAGTTCGTGTCCTCGTACAGCTGCCCATCCAGCCCTGCGTAGTACGAGCCATCCACATCCATGATGGGCATGAGGTAGTGGGGGGATACATGATCGCCGTACATATCGTAGAACTCATCCTCGTTTGCCACCATCGCAGTCGGGTGCTTGGTAGTGTACGTATCCTTTGACCACTTCTTCCCGTCGAACTCCCATCCGTAGTACGACGTGTGCTTGAAGGATACCCAGTAGTCCTCGTATGTACGGTTGGAGTAGAGCATGCCATCGTGCTCCACGAAATCCCCGATGGTGTGTATACCACCGGCGCTGTCGAGGAACGCCATCTTGCTGTCGATTGCGTTCTTCACGAGGAGCATTGCGTTCTTGTTCTCCCAAAACCGTGGGAGCGCAGCCTTGAGAGGGGCGAGCTGTGATGCGATGTACTCCATCGTGTCGGAGATGTCCTTGCTCCGTGGTGTGTTGTGTATGATGCCGTTGTGTGCCACGCCGACATCGGTCTTCATGACCAGCTTCTTGAGTGCAGGGATACTTGCGCTGATGGGGAAGGGATGGGTATTCTCAGGCGATGTCCCTCCGTGTGTGGTGATGCGGAAGTGCATGACCACCCCACAGTTCGCGAGGTCTACGTTCCTGTTGATGCGTTCGATTGCGGCGAGGAACTTGTCGAGAGACATGAAGCCCTTCTCGATATGCACGGATCCTTTGTATGCGTACATGATTCCTGCGCCATCGGGGTTGTTGTACCACATGCTCGTGATGGTATCTTCATCGGGCATTTGCAGGCCGATAGGTTTACAAGCGATAATGCACATAGCAATTCCTTTCTGCCATCGTATCCTCCGTGGCGGGTATCATATGTGTATGTGTGAGCAGCTGCTTATTATACGAGAGTCACATCTCCGATTGCGAAGTTCCAGCCAGAGTTCCTGTACGGTGTGCGACGGAGGTATTCATCGGGCCCGTTGTGCCCATTTTCATATGAAGGCCATGCGATGTTGGCGACAGGAAGGTACCCACGTTCGACGCCGTACAGAATGCCGAATCCGTAGCCCCACCCTGATACACGCACGAGGTCACCGGGTACGAATCCATATTCTACGGCTGCTTTGTATACCGTGATGTTGGCAGGCTCTGTTCCATTGCGCAGAGTCCTGATGACCGCCAGGTTCGAGCGGGCCACGCAGTAGCATCTTTCAGCATAGCCCCGGCCATCGTCATGCAGGTTACGGGTACCGGCAGGGAGATTCCACATTATCGTGGGGCACAGGGTATCGTGGTCATCCACGCACACCCCTATGCTACCGACTCTCGGACCGCTCTCCCCCAGTTCGGGGCCGTCGTATACCACGATGTCCCCGAGCCGCAGTGGCACAGCGTACGTAGTGCAATCGCCAGACCAGAGGATGTCGGCACCCTCGCTCACGAGTTTGCACCGAGCCTCGTATCCGAGCAGGTCGTCGTTGTCTATCGTGGACGTATCGGCAATCTTAGCCACACGGAATGTGGTGGTGGGACGGGACTCGGCGTACCATGTACTGAACCTCTCACGTACGTAGTCGAGCAGGCAGCCGTGTACCTGGTAGTTCACGACCTGTTCCCACGTGGCATCGAGGCACTCGTCCATCGTGTGATCCTTTGCGAACAGGGCAAGGTTGCTCGCCAACTGCAGGCTTGCGAGAATGGTGCTGACCTTGAGAGTGCCACGGTTGAACCGCAGCTCCACGGTGTTGCTGTTCTGCGTATTTACTGCGAGGTATCTGCCCTTGTAATACGAGTTCCTTACCACGATATGTGCGGCATCCGTCTCGCTGAGGGGGCCGCTGTCCTCGAGAGCCCGCATGCCATCGTTGCGGTTAGCCCACCGAGACTCTCCCTTACGACGGGAGAATCGTACGATCTCGGGCCACAGGTTATCCACGAGCAGGATGAGGTTGGCCACCGCATGTTCCTGCTCGGCAGGGGAGGAACCGAGCTGAGCCCGTCCGATGTGGATGTGCAGACCACAGGTTCCGGCATCGTGTGAGGTGAAGCCGTAAGCCTTGGCGATGTCCGTGATGTCAGCCCAAGGGAATCTCTTCATGTGCCAGGCGAGTGTGCCGGGCATGGTCACGATCTCGTAGCCGTGGTCGAGGGAGCCGTCGTGCTTGCAGTACACACGATCGGTGCAGTCCTGAGTAGCCTCAGCCGCATCCGAGGGGTTCTCACCTTTGTCGCACTCGAGCTCGACCCCGAAGGTCAGTTCGCTGCCCTCGTACCACCACGCGCCATCACTGGAATCAGTCGTGCCGAAGATGGGGTCAGGCTTATACCCGTAGTCGTGAATGGCACGGCGGCAGTTGCTGTCGTAGTTGCAGTAGCAGGAGTAGCACCGAGGGGTGTCCTCGTCCTCCTCGTGCCAGTAGACATCATCGCAAAAGATGATCGAGCCGCAGTCCGCGCAGATGTAGTAGTTGTCCGAGCATCCATCGCAGATGTGGGTGCCGTTGCAGTCCTGCGCCCAGATGTGGTTCTCCGTGTAGTACTCGTCGCACGAGTCGCAGCGCTCGTACTCATCGAGGCAGTCGACACACACGTGGCGCTCGTCACGGCAACCCCGGTTGACTGTGTACATATCGCCCTTGAGATACCACTTGCCGCAGTCATCGCACTGGGTGTAATCACGCTCGAGGCAGGTGGGGCAGATGAGGTCGGCGTTGTAAACCTCGGTCATCTCCGCACGGTGGTGGACGGAACCGCAGTAATCGCACTCGATGAACAGGTCATCGAAGCAGTCGTGGCAGTAGGCTTGCCCGTCAATCACGAACTCCTCGCCTTCGGGAATCTCGCAGCCACAGATGGAACACAGCTTGCTCATAGTCATGCATCCTTTCCGCCCTTGCGCCGGGCCAGCGATTCTCGGAGAGTCGGGCCGAGACCTTTGAGCCGTTGCTGTCGGAGCCCCTTGGTCTATCTCCCCCGTATCTCTCTCTTCACTTCGTTAAGAGAGAGATACGGGGGAGATAGACCAACCTTTGCGCGTCATGCGCAGGTGTCGATGCGCGTATGCATTTCGTGTGATCGTGCGAAACATGGGACGCAATGAGACTTTGTTCTGTGTTAATGTGTAAGCTGAAGACAAGCGGCAAAGGAGGTGTTGCATATGCCGCAGGAAGGATACCCCAACCTCATCCACCCAGGCGTGGATAGGACACACGAAGAGGCTGTCGCCAACGGGGCAAAGGGCGGCGTGAAGTCAGGCGAGAGTCGTAGAAAACGCAAGGCTTTCCGTGAATCGCTGCTCGCAATACTGTCCATGCCAGTCGATGACCCCGAAACGTACGAAGCTCTGAGCAAGCTCGGCCTTGACGGGACGTTCCAATCCGCCATCGACCTCGCGCAAGTACGCAACGCGCAGAAGGGTGACACCGATGCTGCGCGATTCATTCGTGATACAGTGGGCGAGAAGCCACGTGAAGGACTGGAGATTGGCAACCTTGCAGACAGACCCTTCGAGACCGTGGATCTCACGCAATTAACGGACGATCAGCTGCGTGAATTGGCAGCTGCGAAACGTGATTCACACGAGTGATTGTTGCAAAGCTGTTGCAAATCACATAGCCCGCAAGGAAAAAACCCAGTAGCTTCAAGGCTTTGCGGATTTGTATTGCAAATATGTCTGCTATATGCAAGGCAAAAAACACAGAGGCTCTGCCCTCACCACACGTGCTGGCCGATAGCTCGCACGGTATGGACCACACGATACGCACACGCGCGATCACCGAGCGGCAGTCCACACGACGCGCTACGTGACGGGCGTTTCGTACGCGCACGATGCTGGCCGATAGCCCGCCGGGAAAAACCAGGCCCTGCCAGCGCGCAGGGGTGCGGCATCGGGCGACGGCGGCAGGGGGTCACCCCGTGGGTACGATCAGCGTTGCGGCGGTGCGCACGTGGGGCAGGGGCCCCACGATTCAAATACGGCGAAGCCGCAACCATCTGTGGGCTACGCCCGTGTATAGACACAGCATAAAAAAAAGCCACACCCGTGAGGGTGTGGCTTTTTGGGCGGATCACTTGAGGGCAGCGACGAGCCCGGCAGCGAGCGTACGCTTCTGATCGGCGGTCAGCTCGTCCTGCAGGAACGAGGAGAGGTAGTCGATGATGCCGACGGACTGCGGATCGTCGACCTCAACCTCGTGAAGGATGACCTTGCCGTCCGCCGTCTCCGGGGCCGACTTCGGTGCAGCCTTCTTGGTGGTCGCCTTGGCCTTTACCGAGACCTTCGCTTTGGTCTTCGCTTTGGTCTTCGGCTTAGCCTCGGCCTTCGGAGCGGCGGGCTTCAGCGCGTCCCGCTGCTCCTTCGTGCCGCGATACCAGAGGCGGAGGAAGTACCGCTCCAGCTGGTACGCGGTGAAGGCGTTCTGCTGATCGTCGGAGCCGAGCTTGGCCGATTTCAGCAGAGCCTTGAGGGAAGCGATGAGCTCCTCGGTGTCGGCCTTGGAGCCCCAGCCGCCGTTGTCGTAGGCGGCTTCCACGTCCGCGACGCGCTTGGTCAGCGTCTTGATCGCGGTGTTGCAGACGGCCTTGGTCTGCGGTTGCGCCCAGTCCGCCGAGAACTTGTAGTACGCCTGGTCGCAGGCGCGCAGGTTTGCGTAGCGGGAAGCGGTCCAGTTTTTAATTTCGAGAGCCTTCATTGTCGAGGCCTCCTTTCGTTTAGTAACCAGCTGTATATTCAACTGGTTCCACTTGAACAAAGGCGAAGCCAAACTCCCGCCGCCGCAGCGGCGTAGGGGTGGGTGGGGTTTTCCCCCCTCCCCCTCCCCCCGGGGGCAGTGCTTTCTTTTTTGCAGGTACCTCAACCCCACCCACCCCTATGTGAGTTGAGTGGGAGTACCCACGGGGTGGCCCCCTGCCGCCGTCGGGCGGTGGTGCGCTGGCAGGGCCTATATAGTCACGAATATGAGCATACCAATTCCCCTAATCCCCTTGTTTACATAACACCTATACCCCCACGGGGTTACCCCAACCCCTTATTCGCGCCGAAACATCCACAAAGGAGGACCCGGCGTTTACTATTATGAATTTTCCGAATCGAGGTGAACACTGATGCGAAGAGGCTCTACACCGAAGAACACATTTAAGGTTGACCTCGACCTCACCGAAGCAGTGGTTTTCGTATCATATGAACAGGACGGTCAGGTGATTGTTGAGAAGACCGGAGAAGACCTGACCATAACACCGAATGAGATAACCTGCATCCTGACCCAGGAAGACACGCTCGCCTTTCGCCCCGGTGAGGTGAATATCCAGCTCAGGTATGTAATGACTGATGGAACGGCAGACGCGAGCAACATCATCCGGGCGCAGGTTGAGAGTATAATCAAGGACGGGGTGATCCCGTGAGCTTCCGAGTTACGTTCTCCACGCCCCCTTCTTTTTCGGCATCATTCTCCGGGGGCAAAGGTCCGAAGGCAGACTTCGAGACCCATCTCGCGGCACCTGAAAAAGACTACTTCGATGGGTCATACACATACACACCCACACAGGAGACGCAGACGATCCCCATCAGCGGTAAAACGGCGCGATCCAACATCACTATTAATCCTATCCCCAGTAACTACGGACTCATCACATGGAATGGATCAGTCCTGACTGTAACATAACGGAGGAATAAATCATGGCACATCCGAACATAGTAATAAACGGCATCCAGTACGCAGCCGTTCCGGAGGTAGACATCCCCAAGCAGGGCGGCGGCACGGCCAAGTTCTACGACTCGTCTGAGTGTGACATTACCGCCGGCGATCTCCTGAGCGGCAAAAAGGGCATCGGCCCGAACGGCGAGGTCACAGGCAATATCGCGAGCAAAGCGGCTGCTACCTACACACCGAGCGGGACGGCGCAGACCATCGCTGCCCAGCAGTATCTTTCCGGCGCTCAGACCATCGAGGCTGTTGTGTGCGCGAACCTCAGCGCGAGCAACATCAAAAGCGGCGTGACCGTTAAAGTCGGCACCGCAAGCGACGACGACAGTGTCACGTCCGTCCTTGGCACTCTCGCCATGCCCAGTATCTCGCAGGACTCTACGACCAAGATCCTCAGTATCAGCTGATAGGGAGGTGCTCTTATGGCAGCTCCGAACATCACACTGCTCAACGCAACCTACAGCGGTGTCGCCGGTGTGACGCTCCCTAAACAGGGCGGCGGCACGGCAACCTTTCCCTGGGTGGAGGGCAGCCAGAACATCACCCAGAACAATACATACGATGTCACCAACCTCGCCGAAGTTGTGGTCAACGTATCGGGCGGAGGCGGCGGTCTCACGGAACATACTATCCACCTCGATTTTACCGACAGCACAGACGAAGATGTCTCTGTTGATTACGATGACTCGTGGATCGCAAGTCTTATAGCTACGTCAACGCCTCCCAATTATGGAGCGAAAATAGTAGATGCCGCGTATCTTGACGGTGTGCAGTGGTACATCCGAGAAACATGGGAACTTGTTTGGGAAGGGAACGCTCGCGCAAACGGGGATACGCCTTATAACTATTTTTGGATTTCCGCACTTTCTGATGTTTATCCCACGATGGGGTCTGTATGGCGCATTACCGCAGACGGCGTAGAATACAGATGCACAACGAGTGCATACGGTGGGAATATATGTATCGGCAACACTAAATACAACGGCGGGCCTGATACCGGGTCTGACGCTCCATTCTCTTTCTATAACGCAGGATGGGGTGCTATGGTCGGAGACACAGAGCTTGCTGGTGAAGTAGACCATACACTGAAGTTTGAACGTCTTGTGACGTAAGGATAATACAAGGAGGATAAACAAATGGAAGATAAATACGCAGCCTTCCTCGCCGCACTTGCCGGACTGGCGGACGCACCCACACCGTCCACCCGCGATGAGGCGCTGCTGAAGGCTATCATTGACCGAAACAATAAGAACGCCTGCTTTGAGTCCGGCGAAGGAACCGGAAGCATTCAGTCCCTTATACCAGGCGCGCAGCCGACAGCAAGCGGAAACTATTCGTTTGCTGTTGGAGAAGAGACGACCGCATCCGGGGCAATTTCGTTTGCTGCAGGATCTAACACAGTAGCATCGGGTGAAAACTCAATTGCTATTGGACGTTCTACTATCGCGAGCGGGAAATCCAGTGTTGCAATAGGGTCGTATGCTTCGGACACTCCACAAACGACAGCAAGCGGACAGGGGGCGCTTGCTGTTGGATATGGTGCGACAGCTTCTGGGGCATTGTCCGCCGCAATAGGCTATGGAACGACAGCAAATGCTCTTCACTCAATGGCAACGGGGCGGTTTACAACAGCAACGGGTCGTTCCGCAACCGTTATCGGACAGTATAACGTTCCCGATGATAACGAGGTCGATACATCTCATGGCTCCGGTGCAAGAAAGTATCTGTTTACTATTGGCAACGGAACGGCTGACAATGACCGCTCTAACGCACTGACGGTAGACTGGAGCGGCAACCTTGTTACGTCCGGCACACTGACTATCGGAAGCACCACGATCACCGAGGCACAGCTGATCAGCCTGCTTGCGTCACTGAACTGATCTAAGGAGGTAACATCTAATGGCATACCAGAGATTATACGATCGGTGGGCCCCCGAGTGGAGGTTCTTCGCCGATTCCGTTTCCGATGTCTCTGACATCGAGGAAAACGAACCCGACGCTCCTGTGGGGAGCACGATCCTCGCAGCCGGTTCCGACGCGCCCCCGACCGAGTACGTGAAGTTCCCGAGCGGATGGGCGCAGACCGGGGGTTTTCAGTCCACGTCTGAAGCCCGGTAGGAATACCAATGGAGTGTGAGTAAGAAACTGCGGCGGCCCAGTTCCAAACCGCCAATGCCTGCATTGGTGATAGTTTTACAACCGCCGATTAACAGGCCACTCCCATAATGGCCTCCCACGATTCGGGATGTGCAGAACGGTTTGGCCTCAAGGGTGTAAACTGCGGCGGCTCAGTTATATCGGGCATCAGAGGCCGACCCCTTTGGAGTCGAGTGCGCACGAAGCCTCACGATGACCGTAGTTACAACCGCCACCTTAAAAGCTTATGGATACACTACAGTCCGAACTGAATATCCTGAACGCCGAGCTGGCTCTTCGTGAGTTGGCCCGGCGATCTTTTCGAGATTATTTGGCCTATACCACGCCGGGGTGGATACCGACGCGGATGTCAGACTTCCTCGCCGAAACGGTGCAGACCTTCGTCACCACATCGACGGGAAATGCGTATGACATTCTCGTAGTCGAGTGTCCGCCCCAGCACGGTAAGTCGATGACCATCACCGAGGCGCTTCCGGCCTGGTACCTGGGCCGCAACCCCACGGCGCGCATCATCGAGGCCAGCTACAACGAAGAGACTGCCGAGAGATTCTCACGGCGGAACAAGGAGAAGATTCAGCAGTTCGGCGCGAATTTGTTCCAGCACACGATCGGCGACATAAACCGTGCCACTGAGTTCGAGCTGGACAACCATCAGGGGCGCATGATCTCGAGGGGCATCATGTCCGGCATCACGGGCAACCCGGCGAACCTGATGATCATCGACGACCCGATAAAAAACCGGGTCGAGGCTGACAGTGACACGCTCCGGGGCAGGGTCTGGGACGAGTGGCAGAACTCACTCAAGTCCCGTCTCGCCGCTGGGGCGAAGGTCGTACTGATCATGACACCATGGCACGAGGACGACCTGGCTGCCCGTATCCTCCGAACCGAGCATAACGTGACTCTGCTTCGACTCCCCGTCGAGGCTGAGCCCGAGGATCCCATGGGCCGGGAGATAGGCGAGCCCCTGTGTCCCGAGCTGGGGAAGGACGCGGCGTGGCTGAAGGACTTCAAGGCCGCGTACCTCCGGGACCCGGACGGCGGCGCTCGTGCGTGGGCGGCTCTGTACCAGTGCGCACCCCGTGTGGAGGAGGGCAACCTCATCAAGCGGAACTGGTGGAAATGGTACGACCCCAACGAGATAAAGACGTTCGGCACGGAGCTCATCTCCGTGGACGCTACGTTCAAAGATAAAGACGATAATGACTTTGTGGCGATTTCTGTGTGGGGAAAACGCAAGAACGACTACTTTTGTGAGTTTATGATGAACCGCCACCTCAATTTCCTCGCCACACTGCAGGCGATACGTACGGTCAAGCAGATGTTCCCCCACGCCATGCAGGTGCTTATCGAGGACAAGGCGAACGGATCGGCGGTCATCAGCGTACTCCAGCAGGAGATGTTCTGCATACCCGTCAACCCGAGAGGCGGCAAGGTGGCGCGGGTGAATGCCGTGTCAGCGGCCATCGAGTCCGGACATGTGTTCCTGCCAAAGGGTGCGCCCTGGACGGCAGACTTCATCGACCAGGCCAGCGCCTTCCCCAACGCCGCGCACGACGACATGGTGGACAGCGCGTCTCAGGCCCTGTCCTACCTTATATACTCAAGCGGCGCGTACGAGGTCCCAGAACTCCCCGAAGAGGAGAAGTACGTGGTCAGGGAAGAGAAAGCGTTCCTCGACAACGACGTACTGTTCGACCCGTACGAGAACGAAGGACCGCTGCAGAGATTGGAGGCTCATATCGAATGAGTGTTCTCGAAGACATAGCAAACCTGTTCGAGAGGCAGGTGGGCGTTAAGGAAACGCCGACCAACAACGTAATCTACAATACCGACTACTACGGCACACCGGTGAACGGGTCCCAGTACCCCTGGTGCGCCGCTTTTATTTGGGACGTGTTCCGCATGGCGGGGCACTCCGACCTGTTCCTCAACGGGGAGAAGAGCGCCTTCTGCCCGTACATCGAGGGCTGGGCGAAACAACACAGCCGGTGGGTGACCGACGGCTACGTACGCGGCGACCTGCTGCTGTACGACTGGGACGGCGACGCTGTGCCCGACCACATCGGGTTCTGCCTGACGTGGAACGGGGACTCCGGTGTGGCCATTGAGGGGAACTGCAGTGACGCTGTCATGCGTATGACCCGTCGCAAGTCGCAGGTGATAGGGGCTTACAGGCCCGCGTACCCCGACGGCTCATCTCCCTCAAAGCCTTCGACCACACCCTCGACTCCCGCGGCTCCCTCGACCAACAACCCCAGCGTGTACATCGTCCAGGACGGGGACAGCCTGTGGAGCATCGCCGCCCGGTTCCTCGGAAACGGCGTGAAGTATCAGGCGATCATGGACGCGAACGGGCTGAAGAGTTCGATGATCTACCCGGGTCAGGTGCTGAAGCTACCCGGCGCGAGTGACCGGAGAGCTTTCACGGTGACCGTCTCCCCGGATACGTACCGGTTCCTGTTCGATGCCGCCGCAGCCGAAGAGGTGGACGTGGGCGTGATCCTCGACCGTATCGTGGAGGGCAGGTTATGACAGCATTTTTCATTGGCGTACTCGGAGCGTTGACCGTTCTCGCGCCTCTGTGTATCGGCGCGTTTATGGGCTGGAAAGCCCATGCCGCATACACCGCACATCTCGAGGCACTGCAGCCGCCGCCCGAACACGAGCCTCCCTCCGCAGAGCAGATGCGGAGGTTCAAGGAGGACCAGGAGGCGTTCGAGGCTATGCTGCACTACAGCCCGGAGATGGCGTACGGCGTAACGGGAGACCCGCTCCGGGACCTCGCCGGGAAGGAGTGATGAAGCTTGGACCGTAAGAACGTAGGCAAGACCAAGGTATGGCAGTACTACGAGTCGGGCCGGGCGTACAACAACGGACTGGTGCCGAACCAGTACCGCACGGTGAATACGAACATCGAGTTCTTCTCCGGGAACCAGTGGGTACACATACCCGAGACCCCGGCGATGTCGAGGATTCCCAAGCCCGTGTTCAACATCATCAAGCGGGTACTGAGCCTGTTCGTGGCCAGCCTGACATCCAGCGCCACCACGATATCGTTCGAGCCGCTGGCGTACTACGACGGGAACAACATCGCCGACCCGGACAGTGATGCCGCCTCGTTCGCTACGTACGAGGTGCAGAACCTGCTCGAGAAGTTCAAGATGGACTACCGCATCCGGGACGCTCTGTTCGACGGGGGCACGACCGGAGACTACTGCGCGCATTTCTACTGGGACCCCAACGCACTGCCCTACGGCGGCGCGTACGGACCGTACCGCGGCGAGATCAAGATGGAGCTGGTGGACGGGCTGAACGTGATGTTCGGCAACCCCAACACCCCCGAGGTGGAGGAGCAGCCGTACATCCTGCTCATTGGGCGCGACACTGTGGAGAACCTGCGCGAGGAAGCCAAGCGGAACAAGAAGTTCAGGCCCGAGAACGAGGGCGACTTCTCCGACTTCGAGATCCAGCCGGACTACGACACCCAGTGGCAGGCGGCTATCGGTGGACAGCATGAGCTCATTCCCGATGATGACGGGAACGGCAAGGCGCTGTACGCCTACATGTACTTCAAGGTCACCGAGGAAAAGGACGTTATCGACCCGAAGACCGGCGAACCCATGATGGAGGTCGTGACGGATTCCAAGGGCGAGCCCGTCATCGCCAAGGATGAAGAGGGCAAACCCATCATCGACATGGACGGTACGCCCAAGTACAAGATGAAGCCGATGCGCCAGCTCCAGACCTCGGTGCATGTAACGAAGGCCACCAAGTCCACGACCATCTTCGAGGACGTGGACACCGGGCTGACCCGCTACCCGATAGCGTGGGGCAACTGGGAGAGGCAGAAGAACCAGTACCACGGACGGGCGCTGGTCACCGGCATGGTGCCGAACCAGATATTTATCAACAGTATGTTCGCCATGGTCATGCGGCACCAGCAGCTGCTGGGATTCCCGAAGACCATCTACAACGCGGACATCATTTCACAGTGGACGAACGAGATCGGACAGGCCATCGGTGTGCGCGGTCTCCGTCCCGACCAGAACATCAACCAGGTCGCGTACAACCTGCAGCCCGCGGACATGTCGAACCAGATCATGCTGGCCATCGACAAGGCCGTGACGATGACGAAGGACTGCCTCGGCGCGACCGACGCTCAGCTGGGCAACGTAAACCCGGACAACACTTCCGCGCTGATGGTGCTGCAGAGCGCAGCCGAGATCCCGCTGGAGAACATCCGGGCCAACCTCCACGAGTGGATGGAGGACATCGGGGAGATTCTCCTCGACATGATGGGCACGTATTACGGTGAGAGACCCGTGCTCCGCGAACGTGAGTTAGAGGAACCTGTGGTGGCTTCCGAAGGAGCGATCCCGCAGATCGACCCGTTTACCGGTCTGCTCAAGACCGACAAGGTCATCCGGAAGGTAGTGGAGACTTTCGACTTCTCGACGTTCAAGCACCTGTGGCTGAATGTGCGGGTGAACGTCGGCGCGACCACGTACTTCTCCGAGATCGCCATGGTACAGACTCTGGACAACCTGAGACGTGACGGTGTCATCGACATGATCCAGTACCTGGAGCGCGTACCTGACCGGCTCATCCCGCAGAGGGACAAGCTCATAGAGGACCTGAAGACCAGGGCCATGCAGGAAGAGCAGGAGCTCGCCGCGCAGCAGCAGATGCAGATGGACAGCGGCATCATCCCCGGCTCCGACGGCCAGGCCATCGGGTCTATGACGGAAGGTCAGGAGGCGGCGTTCGGAGCTGCCGAGGGCCTGCCGAAGAAGCTCCCGCCCAGCGGCACGAATCCCACAGTGGGAGGGGCTTTAGATGATGCGAAGGCATTCGCGGGGCTCCCGCCCGGAATGCAGGCAAGATTTGAAGAGATACCCAGCGCCCGTGCCAAGAACAATGTACTGGCACACGGAAGGCTGCTGGCTAAAGGAGGAGCATAAACATGGCAAAGAATCGCCCCACCGGGCATAACAAAGTAGTCGGAGAAGGATCCGTAAAAGTAGGGAAGACTGATAAAGCTATTGATGGGCACTCCGTATCTCCGTATGAGGATGGCGGTGTCCCTGAGGTATGGAAAAAGACGGGGACAGACGCGTACGGGCACGAACAGTACACATCGACCAATCTGATCCTGGCCGAACCGAACAAGCCGCACTATGAGAATCCGAGCAGTCTTCGTACGGATGACCGTCCTCACGGTCACAAGAAGAAAGTCGGCAAGGGTACCGTTAAGGTCAGGAAGACCCAGAAGCTTTACGACGATTTCCCTGTCAGCCCCGAGGCGGACTGGTCTATCCGTCCGTCTGACCTCAAGAACGAGAACATGGTACACAGCGGCATGCTCGGCGCGTCCGCCAGCGAGGGTAGGGCGAAGAGCAAGCGCGACAAAATGAAAGCTCATACGAAATAGGAGGAAATGAAAATGGCTATTTCCAGTAAAGCAAGCGCCCGTGGCGGATCTGGACTCGTAAGCAATAATCCCAAGCCCGCCCCAAAGCCCAGCAATTCAACGAAGAACGTCGGGCATAACGCAGCAGAATCCGCTACCCAGGGTTTTGGGATGGGCGAGAGAGCGGCCTCGAAGAAGCCTGTTAAGATCGCTGCTCCTACCGCGTCCATGTCCATAGCCTACGCGAAGGGCAAGAGCGGCTCCGTCAACAAGAGCAAGAGCGGCTCTACTTTCAAATCCGCCGGTAAGAGCGGCTCTATTAAGAAAAAGCCCGCTACTGATAATCATGCCAAGCCCAAGGTAGGGCCCACGACGAGTAAAACCAAATCCACTGCCGGTACGTTCGGCATGGCCGGTGCCTCCGCCAGCGCGGGGCGCAGCCAGTCCATCAGTAACACCAAGCCCGTAGCACAGAGCAAGAAGAACACCGGCAAGTAAGGAGAAGCAATATGGATGAATTCAATCTCGCGTCCAGGTTCGCGGAAGACGAGGACGAAGTCCCCCGTCGTGGCCGCGGCAAGATCAAGCGCCTCCGCAAGAGAGGCGTAGGGCTGGAGAAGCCCGAAGACGTTGAAGTCCCCGAAGAAGAGGATCTCGACATGGAAGACGAGGAACTGCCTGATCTGCCTATGGACGAGGGCGGTTTCCCCGGATTCGGACCGGACGAGGACATGGAAGAGGATGAAGCTTTCACCGACCTCGTCGATAGGCTGGAAGGCGCAAGCGCAAGCATGGGCCGCCGCCGTGCAAAAATGAAGGGCCGTCGCCCCGCGCCCCGTGGGCGTGAAGACGAAGAAGAATAAATAACTTTCTCACCATGAAAGGAGCAACCCCATGAGCGAATATGAAAACACGGTCGAGACCCCGGAAGACACTGAAGACGAATTCCTGCCGGAAGGCTGGAGCGGCAGTGAGGACGAGAACTTCTTTGACCCCTCAACCTGGGGCAGCGTAGACACCGATGCGGACGCGCAGGAGGACTACGAAGAACAGGACGAGGGCTACTCCGAGGAAGACGAAGACGACCAGACCCGCACCACAGGGGAGGACGACGAGTCAGAGACCGAACCCTCCGACGACCTTGATGACCCCACCACGGTCCTCGTGGACGAGGAGCGCAACATGCTTCGATTCCGGGCGAACATCGATCACGTTCCGCAGGACATCGAGCTTGACCCCGCAGACCTGCCGACCGTCTACCAGAAATCCCTTGTACTGGACCGGTACCAGAAGCGTGTGTCCGAACAGGACAGTGAGCTGTCCAAGTGGGACAGTCTCGCAGCCGGGCTGAAGTACGCCAACCGAGACGAACTGTTTGAAGGCCTCTTTGAGGGAGCAGTTCAGGACTTTATCGCGGAGCATCCTTCGATTCCTGAAGAGATGGCCCGCGATTATATTACCCGCCAGTTCAACGTTGCACCGGCTCCCCAGCAGGAGGCGGCGCAGGACGACGACGGCGGAAGGGATTTCAAGACAGAGGTGGCAGACCTGTTCCGAGCCTATCCCAATTCACGTAACGAGCGCATCCCGGACGAGGTAACCAACGATGCGCTGGCCTCGGGCAAACCTCTTGTCCAGGCCTACGCGGAATGGAAAGCCCGGACCGCTTCAGCCGAAGCCACCCGCGCGAAGCGGGAAAACAAAATCCTAAAACAGAACCAAGCTGCCGCAGCCAGAGCGCCTGTGTCCAGAGTCACGGGTGGAGGTAAGACCGACACCCACCCGGTGGATGATTTCCTTCAGGGATTCATGGACGACAACGCATGGTAAATCCATACGGCAGCCGCGTAGCCATACGAAAGGAATGATATATCATGGCTGCTGGAATCAATCTTGCTTCCAAATATTCCACTAATGTGGACGAGAGATTCTATAAGGAATCTCAGGCCGCTATGGCCCTCAACAATGATTACGAGTTCACCGGCGTTCAGACTGTAAAGGTCTACAGCATCCCTGTTGCGGTGATGACGGACTATTCCAAGTCCGGCCTGTCCCGCTACGGTACGCCCGATGACCTGACCCGCAACGTCCAGACCCTGACCCTGACCAAGGATCGTGCGTTTACCTTCATCATCGACAAGGGCGACAAGCTCATGTCCCAGATGGTCAGTGACGCAGGCAAGGCCCTGAGCCGCCAGATCCGTGAGGTCATCGTACCTGAGTACGACACCTATGTGTTCCAGACTCTGGCCTCCGCTGCCACCGCCGCGGGCAACTTTGCTACCGCCGCCATCCCCACCGACATCGGCCCGTACGAAGCTTTCCTGAACGCTCAGGAGAAGCTGGGCAACGCCAACATCCCCGATCAGGGCCGTGTGTGCTTCTGCTCCTACCGCTACGCCAACCTGCTGAAGCTGGATCCTGCCTTCATGCAGTACGGCGACAAGGCACACGAGATGACCCAGAAGGGTGTCATCGGCGAAGTTGACGGCTGCAAGATCGTCAAGGTCCCCGCCACCCGTCTGCCTCTGGGCTGCTCCTTCATCCTGACGCACCCCATCGCCGCCACCGGCCCCAAGGTGCTTGAGGACTATAAGATCCACGACAATCCTCCGGGAATCTCCGGTTGGCTCGTCGAGGGGCGCGAGATCTATGACTGCTTCGTGCTGAACGAGAAGCGCAACGCCATTTTCTACCATGGCTCTCAGGCCATCCTGGGCGTGCTGGATGTCCGCACCTTCGCGTCTGACACCGGCAAGACCACCATCATGGTGAACCAGGAGCTGCCCAGCGGCTATGAGTTCTCCTACTACACCGGCACGTCCATCCCGTCCGTGTCCTACGAGGATGTCATCCAGGGCGGTACGACCTCCGGCTGGACCAAGATGGTGGACGGCTCCAGCAACGCTTCCAACATCATGGAGATCACCCCGTCCGCCGGTCACACCACGGCGACCGTGGTCATGGTGGATACGACTGCGCATAAGACCTACGCTGTCGGCTCCGCTATCATCAACGTCGGCTGATAAACCAACACACTCCCCCGGGAAACCGGGGGAGACGTTTTAATGGACATTGTGGGAACGACGAAGCTTATAGAGGCAAGTGGGTGGGTGCCTGCTTTGTCAGCAAAGGAGTGAACTGATATGACGTATGGCGAGTGCCGGGACCTCAGCCTGCATCTGATCCATCAGGAATCGATCGCAGGTACGACCATTCCCGGAGCCTATAACAATCAGCAGGATTACCTGGACAAAATCCCCGGACTCATCAACGCCGCGCAGATGGACATCGCCACCACGACGAAGCCCATTCCCGAGGAGATAACCCTTGGTGAGATATACAGGGAAGAGTCCCACGGGAACTACATATATACGCTCCCTGAAGATATGTGGCAGCGCCGGGGCTCAGGTCTGCTGGTACCCGTACCGCGCAGAGCAGCCTATGAGGGGCTGCAGTACCAGCGGTACAACCGCATGCGGATCGTGGGTACCGACAGGCTCATCCTCAGCGAGCGCCTTCCGGATGACACTATCCTCGAATATTACCGCTATCCCAGTGAGCTCCCCGCTCAGCCCGATGACAACTACC